TCATGATTTTACTATCCCCTGAGGTCGGTTTATTTCTCTCTCATTCCATCTGTTTTTTATCGCTATGAAATACTTTTCCGTTTTCTTTATATTAGCGGCTTTGTTTAAACAGTCCTCCGAGCAAACCTTAAAAGGTTGTTCGTCTCTGAAATCTTGAGCGACGTATTTCCAGGACCAATTTTCATTCCATGGTTCACGTTTATTACAGATGTCGCAAATATGAATTTTCATTTTTATTTTTCACGTTGGATTCCTCTTATCTAAACCCGCGTTCCGGAGCGCGACGTAAAGAATATCCCACACTCCACGCGCCTTCCGATGGATTCTTTCAGCTCTGCTTCTTTTCCAAATTTTCTTAGGATCGAAGTGCTCACTTTGCATAAACCGAGCGTCGTAAGAACCTAACGCGCCATTCGTTACCTCGGTTGTAGTCCGATCGTTTGAGATATAAGCACGAGAATGTTCTCGAACCTTCGTAGGATCTCCGTCTTTCCATATTTCAATTTTCACAACAATCATAGATTTTCCTTCCCGACAGCATCCACGAGACGCGCTAAAAGTTTATCTCTGTGATCATCCTCCTGGGGAGTTCGATCGATTTCTTCGATAAGGTCTTCGATGAGATCGTTTTTTCCTTCATCGTATTCTCGGAAATCCTCGTGATTCGGATTGATGCGGTAGCTAAGAATTACTTCCTTAAGTTTGTTCTTGTATTCATCTAAGGTCAGCTTTGGATTGCTGAGCCTTCTTTCACCTGGCTGCGGCATGGCTTTCTCCTACTTGTCTTTGGTGCTTTTGATTTCGGTTTCAAAGATTCATCTTTGTTTTTTGGAACAGGTTGTTTCCAGTTTTGCTTAACGTAATCGATTCTCATATAAACCTCTTCAATAAGGCAACTCGTCTTCCCAAGTTTGATAGTCGATCATCCAAACCCACGGATTTTTTTTCCAACTGCCACGACCATTTCTACCTTCCCAAAGAACTTCAAATAAATAGCGAGCAGACAACGTTTCATCTGCATCCGGAATTTCCCTTAAGAACTGGACCCCTTCCGCTTCGGCATTCTGCTCCGAAATTTCGTTTAACCTTTCGATTCGAATATCTTTGATTTCAAGTGTTGTGCGGGACAGTTCTCTTGGCATGAACAGGGATGGTCGCCAACGGCATGGAGATTCTCCTGGAGCCCATTTGAAAGTATTTTCGCCCAAAAATAAGTATTCTGCTTTCTCGGCGTCTATGATAGATTGTTCAACAAGTTTTTTGAATCTTGATTTATCTAAAATTTTGATCCATTCACGTCGCGCAAAATTGTCTGCTCTGTAATCTACAGCGATTGATTGCTTAAAAATATCCCATGCACCGACTCGCCAACTTTCGCGCACCCAAAGCAGATCTCTTTTTGACCCATAAGGACAGCGAACAAATTTACGCTCTCCGGTATTCTTACTTCGAAAAAATGCAGAAGGAAAATTTCCTAAATGGGTATGTTCATGTAACATCTCTATAAATTCCCATTCATCCAGATTTTCGTTTATAGATTTAAGATTTGAAGTTCGGCGTGTCTGGGTTTTTCTTCCATAAAGTGTTTCATAAACCAGTTTGCCAGACATAAGGATCGGTCTCTCTACAAATTCAGTAATCATAGTCAAGCTCCTCCTGGCTTTTCTTTCGATTCGGATCGGTTCCTTGAATAGAACTTGAAAATAAGATACCAGAGGAAAAGAGCAAAAATTCCAACCAAGAACAAACCTGCGAGCGTTCCAATAACCGTATACATAAGAACCAATTCAAAAATTTCTAATTGACTCATGCTGATATGAACTCCGGCTTACTCAGATAAATAATGTTCTGTAAAGCATTCATTAGGCGAATTGCGGCTATACGTTTCTCTGGATTTCGTAATGAAGAAACGATAACATCCTGTTCGATAGAAGTTTTTCCTGTAGAAAAATGGAGGTGAAATTTACCAATGGATTCTAAGAATTCAAGCGGGTTTAAATTTGGGTTTGTAGAGCATATCGTGACACGGCCGAGTCCCGGACTTAGCTCATGTGCAACAATTTTAAACTTTTGGAATGTTGAAAGGAAACTTTTTACATGAGTTGTTACAGCTTCGGATTCAAAGCTGTGAGCATAAATAGAAACGTTTCGGTGTGAAAATTCTATTGTTGTGATTTTCATTTCATCCCCCTTCTTTTGTTTATGGATCTACGAATTCTGATTTTCGATGTTTGCTTTGCCTGACTCATTTTCTTCGATCCTCCTCTTTAACTCTATGTAATACTTTTTCATGCGTTCTGTTTTCAAATGTTCCGGCAGATTTTTCCAACGTCTCGGTGTCCATCCGCGACGAAGGAAATTTTCACAGTGTTCAATCCAAACATCTTCCTGATTCCTTTGAGTTTCTTCGCTCATAACTAAAGTCCTGACTCAGTCGGATATTTTTCCAAGATCCATTCCACGAGATAAAATATCTGATCCACATTATCGCTTTGGTTTGAATCTGTAGCGGCGAGGTCTTGGATGTTTTCCAAAACCTCGCGGATTTCGAGCGGGAGTTTGCTCATGCCGCTTCAACCTCCACCTCTGCATCAAGTTCGGTCGGTTTGATATAGAACCGCTCGCGCTTCGCTTCCACTTCTATCCCGAATTCTTTCTTGGCACGAACCGGATCCGACAGAATTCCATCCTTATCCAATTCGATTTTTACTCTTAGGAAAACCTTCCCGCATCTCTCTATAAACTTTTTGTAAAGTTCGTAGAAAGTTGCATTGGTCAGGATTTTTTCCAAAAGCGTAGGTGTGAGCCGAGTCTTTACAGACGCAGGAATATCCCGATACGAAACGGAACCAGTCGTCAACTTTTGTGTTTTGCTTCCAGATTCGAAAAGAGATCCTCTATTCTCGTCACAGAAATATTTGATACGAACTCCAAGCAGATACATATCGTCATCGAGAGCTTTTGTTTCTTCACGAAGTTTTGTTTGAAGTTCAGAAATCAGATCGTTATATTTGGAAACGATTCGATTCTTCTCGCGTTGTTTTACACCGTAAGACGAAACCGCATCCGCCAATTCCCCCTTGTTAGAAAGGGGGATGATAACGATCTGTTCTTTCTTTTTGCTCGCCATCGCTTTACTCCTCTATGCCGGTCTTGGATCTTCCAAGACCATTCCGGAAGAATTGGAATCGTTAATTTGCTTCGGTGCTTCTACAGCCACCGGCTTCTTAACTATCTTCTTTTTCTTAGGAGCGACTTTCTTCTTCGCTACCTTTTTCTTCTTTGCAATCGCCATACGTTTTTCCTCCTTACGCTGGAATCGACTCTACGACGTATTCACCGATCGCGGACTGATATTCCTTGAGTTCGGATTTCAGAGATTTGACTTTGGATTTCTGTTCGTCTTCGATCGCTTTGATTTGATCTTTTACAGCTTTGATTTTTTTGTCGGATTCCTCAATCTTCTCCTTCTTCTCCTCTTCTAGGAGAGTGACGTCGTCATTTAATGAACCCAGATTCGTAGAGAATCCGGAAAGTTCTTTCTTGATTTGGGCCACTCTGTTTAAAGCCTGTTCGTGTTCTTCCTGGTTTGCGATTTTCATTTTTCCTCCAATATAATATTAAAATATTGCGTTATTCGTTAGCGGTTCGAATCAGATTTTCCGCTGAGTGTATATCACTCGGTGACGTTGAGTAGTCTCTGATTAAATCGAGAGCGGCATCCATTGTTAGTTTATGCCCGTCTAAACTTAAGCGTGATTTTTGAATCTCGTGTTGATCTCCGTTTAGGTAAGTTGAGATTGCGGTTTTGCTTAATTCCTTCCCCGTATTTTCTCGAACACGTTTAGCAACTTCTCGTTGCGTGATTTTCATTTTTTTCAAAATATCAGAAATAGTTTGAGGGAATGCAGTCTTTGCGATTTCGTAAGTTAAAATACGATTCCACCCGATTGCGGATCTTTCGATTTTACGTATTTGATATTTAACTCCAAGAGGAGTTGGAAACGTATTTTGAATGAATATCTGTCGAGCCTTATGGCCGTTTTGTCCAGATTCAAATTTTATGTTATACGCTTTTTCCACAAAAGATAATACTTCGTTATCTTTAAGAGGCTCTAAGTTTGTCTTATGAATCCTCCAACCGATCTCCTGAGTTTTAATCAAGGAGCGTAACCAAGGGCCTTCATTCTTTCCAAACATCACAATTGAGAAAAGATTTTCTCGCTCTGGAATGGAAATTTCATGAATCTTTTTTAGATCTCGCAAGAGTTTCCCGGAAAGTGCTTGAGCCTCATCGAATAATAAAACGATTTTACGTTTCTTTTCGTAGGCCTTGGAAAGAATATCTCGTAATATTAGTTGTTTTGCATGAGCGTTTCCAGGAATCTCGCGATCCGGAGTGAGTTCGGAAATCATAGTCTTCATGATTTGGTTGATGTTCATCTCAAACGACTCATAGCATCGTCCCATTTCGATAACTTGAAAACGGTTCGGATAACTTTTCCAAAAATGCAACATGTGTTCGTATAGAAATGTTTTGCCTGCTCCAACGTGTCCAACGACACATTCCCAGCCGGAACTGTCGACGGCCTGTTTGATTGCCCTAATTACCTTGTTTGTGTTTTCTGTATCAACAAAATTCATTCCGTGCTCTCCTTAGAATCGTTAGATTCAAAATCAATGTTATTTAGAATATTCAAAAGTTCATATATTTCTTGGTTTGTGATTGAGCCTTTGAGGGTAAGACTTGAATCAAGCCGCGATTGAACGGCTTCAAAAAGTTCCACTGGCATTTCGGAACGGTAGATTAAAAGTCGTCTTTCAATGTAGCTCCACGCAGATTCTACATCGGTGAACTCGCTCGGTGCCATCGTTGCGGGTGTTTCAACAGGGACAGCGTTCGCCGGAAAGTATCTAAGATTTTCCAACTCGGATTTAGGAAAGAGGTCGTCGATCGTAAAGATTTTCCGCTGTTTCTTGGCACCCTCACGAATTTCGTCTCGCAGCCTCATCCGATCGGTTTTCAGCCATGTGTCTGATGATTGCGTTTGGAATCCTGTATGTTGCGATATACTTCTCGCTCCGTCAGGATTACAGATATAAAGATTTCCTAATTTGTCCTCTGCTACCAGATTTCCGTCGCGGTCTCTGAAGAGAATAACGTCTTGCCCTACCAAATCTAAAGCGACTCCGTAGGAATGGTTCCGGTATTCGATACAGCCGTAGTTGTTTACGACTCGTTTGTCGAATGTTACGGTTGCATCGTAAAAGTTTTGTTCTGTGATCCGCCGAACTGGTTTGTCTTTTGTTCCTGCAAGCCAGAGGTCGAATCTTCCGCTGATTTGATTTTCGTGAATGGTATATAACGTTAGGAAATCATTCAATTCGTTAAGGTCGGCAAACTTCTTGCCATCGATCGCCGGCTCTATAATTTTTTTATAAACTCCGATTCGCCGTTCAACTGGTCCTTTGGCCTTTGGCCGACCTGGTGTATGTGTTTTGAAGATGATTTCACCCAATCGAGTAAAAGCGTTTTTTAAACCTTTAAGTCCGGAGCCTCTGTCACTATAAACATATTCCGGAACCCCTTCAAACGGGTTCCGGGAATCGTTTTTCGGAAGCCATGCACGTTTTAGAAAATCAAGATAATCTACTGTATTTTCACCCCTGTTTTTTGCTCCTGGTGTAATGGCTTTTCCTCCATAGGCCCAGAGGAAAAAAACTTTCGAATAAACGTCAGTGAGCGCATAGATCCAAACTTTGATAAGGCTATCTTTTAGCATCGCCGTCTCTTCGTCCTTATCATCTAAAAACCAACGACGTTCTACCTTCCCTCTGGGATTCAAATAATATCTCTCTGCAACAGACGCATCGACCATGTGTGTCGAATTAGAATAAGGTTCTCTCCAGGTTCGAGAGGCTTCGTCAGATGCCATTTCGTGTCTGCCTAAACCGAGACGATTCAGCCACCGGTTTGCGGTAGACTCCGTCCAGGGAAGTTTAATCTGTCCGCTGTTACGCGCTCGTCTTAGAGCGAGTTTCATCGAGATCGGTTTTGGTTCTTTGCCGGACAGATTCGAGTAAACAATTTCAGCGATGATCTTCGCTTCGGTTTCCCGTAGATCCATTCGCTCCGAGTTCAGATTTGATTTTCGCTTTCCTTTTTTCTCACCGGTAACAACGGCTAATTCCGATCCAATATTATACTTTTCGAATCTTCTTCGAATTGCGTCTTCTGACAATCCAAAGGCCGACGCAGCTTTACGCATCATCTCGCCTTTGGAGAATTTTGACGGCGCCTCTTTCCAGGCTGAGTAAAATTCGTAAAACAAATCTGGATCTAATTGTTTCACTCTTGCGTCTCTCCTTGAAAGATGTGGTTTGACCAAGCCATCTTTAGAGTTTTGAGTGAAATTTCCATCGTCGCAATGGTTCGGGAAAGATAGATTCCTAACGCACCGTTTCGAGATTCTTCCGGGATTGTCTCAATTCTCTGCAACGCTTCTAAAATCGAAGCGTTACACTCATCGATCATCTTTTCTGCTTCGCGTTGGTTTTTGATTTTGAGTAATTTATCCGGATCAATGTCTTTGGATTTTCTGAGAACATCCAATTGTTCGTCCTTCTTTTGGATAGACTTCTCTAAGTTCGCTTGTTTTTTTCGAAGCAGATCCGCTTCGGCTTTTACGGTTTGATTTTCTGTTTCCAAAGATTTGATTTTTTTCTTTGAAGAATTTTCCAAAGAGGCAATTCTTTCCGCGAGAAACTCTTCCGCAGAAACAACTGTGCCATCGGACAAAGTTAGGATTTCTCCCTCTAATTGTTTGAGCCGAACTTCTTTGGCAGCCTGAAGGAAACGTTTCGGTGATGCTTCCATGAGTTGCTTCACTCGATCACCCAACCCAAACGATTCGATAGCGTTTACATATTCGGTAGCAACGCGTCCGCTCATGTCGAGTTCTTGCTCTACACAATCATGGAATCCTGCATACCCAAGCTCTCTGAACAATTCGAGGTTTCGAATAGCAGTCAATGCGAGAGCGGTTTGAAAAACATTCACCCTTGCCTGAGTGATATATAATTGGGCTAAAGCCTTTCTCTCTTCCGACGAAAACTCTCTTGCTTCGCTTATGTTCGAAATTGCCAGAGCCGTTTCCGGTCGTGACACGTTGCCCTCTGAGTCCTCTATTTCGTCCTTATATTCGTCTAACGCTGATTTGGTTGTCATCCTTCTATCCTCTGAATCCCATATTTTTTAGAATCGCTTTTGTTTCTTCACTTTGAGATATTTTTATCCCATTCTCTACTTGTTGTTTTTGAAAGGCGTTCCGAGTTTCTCTTGCCTTTTGGAAGATCGCTCGGATCTCTTCGATCGGAAGATTGAACTCCATTTCGAGGATTTGAATCAAATGCGGCGTCTTGCGGTCTCCGTAGGCGGTTCTTGATAGATCTCCTTGGTTAACCGAATAAGCCTTGGCAATCGCTCGCAGGGATGTTTTTCCTTCGATAGGCTTAATGCGATTTCTTATTTGAAGAGGCAATCGTTTGCCTCTCGCCCTTCTGCCATCATTAGAATTTTCTAATGATGGCATGTTCTCATTTTCCATAGACTTTCCTCAGGGCCTTCAGGTAGAATTGAGCCTGACCCAGTTTGGTTTGAATTTTTGGCGAAAGTTGCCAACGAAAACTTTCGGAGAAAAATAGGCCGTTCTCCTGGTCTGGTAAGATTAGATTTGCCTGTATTAATTTGCGTTTGGCTCTTTCCAAGGATTGGATTCCTGTCAGGAGCCGAAACTCTCCAGAGAAAAAGCTCTTTCCCGGAAGAAGGTGGATCAGTATAAATAGAGCACCGGTGCCAGTTGTTTTCTTGATTTCGTTTTTGCCCTCAATCGTATCTACATTCAGAATATAAAGTCCGTCGTGCTCCTCTACAAATCTCCACTGGCTCAGGATTTGAATTGCTCGATAGATCGTTTTTTCTGGACGCGTTAGTCGTCTTGCGACATGAACCGGTCGAAACGGAACGCTTGGATTTTCGAGAAAGAACCTTGCGACTGTTAAGAGAGTCATATTCTTACCGAATCGATTAAAAGTCTGAGTTTTAGGAATCTTTGCTTCAAGCATCCTTCACATTGATTAAATTGGTATCTCGGGACCGGGCCGTTTCCACATTGTTTGCACTTTCCAATTTTGCTTTCGAAAGAAAAATTCTCGGCGGGATTCACTCCGCCGAGGAGAAGAGAATCACTCAGATTGCAGCTATTTGAATTAAGACTATTCATGCAAATTTTTCCACAGTGTGGCTCTTTGGGTTTTTCGTATTATAACCGTCATCTTTGTTTCGAGAGGTTTGAGAGGAAATTTCAGTCGGCAAAATATGTAATCGAATATACTGAGATAGCTCTTCTGCGTTGAGTTTTTTTGTAAGGGCGTCTGGAATCTTGCTCCAACAACGATCAAAAACAGTGTAAACGTTAAATCCCTTTTCTTTCAAAAATTTAACTTGATCACAAATAAAACGACTACGGACACGATCGTATTTTCTATGGTTAGCCATTCTTCTGATCCTGAATTTTTTTCTTCTCTATCCATTTGCTGAATTGTTTCTTTAATCCGGCATCATCGATGAAATATTCGTAGACCGCACAACGAGAGAGTAGAATTTCCATCGGACTTTCGTCTGACACGCTCCTGATTTTGAGCACCGAATCGGCCACTCGTTTACGATGGATTTTGATTCCGAGCGTAGGATTCATGCCGCGCTACCTGTGTCTTTGGTGAGAACTAATTCTATATCTTTAAAGCCCTCTTCTTTGAGCGCTGCAATCACTCTGCGATTGTTGTTTCGCCCTGAGAAAAATTCGTAGGTCAATCGTTCATTCAGATTATTACATTTTGCGAATGTGCTCATATACTTGTAGCGATATACAATTTCCCTTTGGATTTCTGCTCTTTGTTTGATCGCGTTCATTCTAAGCCTCGTGGGAAACGGTAGTCGCCGATTTGAATGTAAAATCCTTCGCGCGAGTAAAGGCTGATAAAAAATGTTAAGTTTATGACTGTGAAATCGAAGTATAGAAATTGCAGATTCGGATCTTTTCGGAGCAGGCCCTTACGTATTTTTAGGTGCAGTATTTTAAGCCCATTATCCGATACGCTCGACGCAAGAGATTGAAATGTTGGGATATGAATATAAAACAAGATCCAGTGGAAAGAAATTATAAAAACCGAAGGTATTCGGTTTAGGAATTTTCGAAATCTGTGTATCCAATTCAGTTCAATCTTCTCTGCACTCATTACTTTGATTTCTCCTTGATTCTATACCTGGTTTCACCGATGCTTTCTATGCAGGGGTAAGCCTGTAGGATTAATATTGAAATCTTTTTGTCGGAAACCGACAAAATTGCAAGTAAAAAAATGTCAGAAACCGACAAAAAAAATAAAATTATTTCGAAACGATTTTCTGAATTTTTTAAAGTGGTGGGATTGACTCAGGAGGAATTTGCAAAACGAATTCGAGTCGCTCGATCAAATATCAGTTCGTGGCAAAGTGGAGTTCATGGAATTTCTGGAGCGGCTATTACAGCAATGGAACACGAATTCAATCTAAATCCAGTTTGGCTTTTTACCGGCGAGGGGGAGATGTTCATTCCCCAGACAGAGTCCCAGGATTGGGCAGATTTGGAAGCCGATTGGGAAAGAGGAAATCAGATGCACGAAAATCCAAAACTTAAAAAACTAACGGAAATGCTTTTTGAGATTGAAGAGGCCGACTATTCAGTCGTTGAAGAGCTCCTAAAGCGATTCCAAAAACGTAAGTTATAAGAAAAAAAATCTATTTCACAGTTATGTATCATCATTTCTAAAGATAACCCTTCGGCCCTTGCTTTTAATAAATGAAATCGAATTGTTTTTCTAAAAATAGTTTGAAATTCATCCTGCCATTCCTGATTTGAATCCATCTTTTTAGCCCCAGTTCCCGAAATTTTTATTATATATAAATCTTTAGTATATTTTCTGCCCTGGACAAATAATCCTTGATTGGCGAAAATAATCCTTGATTGGCACACAAAAAAACCGATAATAAAACACAATTCGCACATGCGAATACTTCTGTGTTGCTACTGAAAGTCAATGATAAATTCTCAACAAAAATATGACAAAAACAAAGAACGAATCAATCGGCTCCGAATCATTTTAGCCGAAACTGGCTTCCGTCAGAACCAATTGGCCGAAGCAGGGAGCGTAAAACCTACGACTTTAAATGGGTATCTGTCCGGTGCGAGACCCGTAGGATTCGATTTTGCCTACGCGATTATGAAGTCGCTTGGATACAATCCATTTTGGACACTTTTTGGAGATGGCGACAAAAAAGTTCCCATGGAAATATACGCAGAACTTACACCTGAAAATCATGAACGATTTGAAGAGATTGAAAGAGATCGCGTCTTTATGAGACAGATTGACGAATCTGGGATGAGAAAGGATATAGAAAGAATTTTAGAACTCAGTCGATCTGATAAAAAACTTTTTAGGATTTTTTTCGACCGACTTTTTCCTGAAAAACATGACTAATTTTTACGTGATATTTCTCGATAAGCTCTTTAAGCGAAGCCGTTTCTTTTTTTAGATCTCTTGCAAAATTATAGAGTAGAGTTTTTAATTTGTCGTCTGTAGTTTTCATAATCGTCTCACACAAAATAGGAGACGATTCATTTCCATAATCTTCCTACTGAACCTTATCAATGAATATAACAGGGTAACGTTTTTCCGCGTGAGCTACTCCAATGGCTCGTCCTTGAACATGAATATCTCTCTTTCGCGCGACAAGTTTATCAAAATCTTTATCCATCTCTGATGGAATAAACAGCAAAAATGTAATTGCCACATTTTTGTCATTGTATTCTGCTTCGGCGATTGTGTAGCCATTCCAATCGTCACCGACCCGTATCCCATCCCACTTACTTAGTTTAGTCTGTAAGTCATTTGCATTTCGCATGATGCGGAATTTGAGCTTTCCGCTTACGGTTCCTCCTTCCCATTTGTCTACTCTCTCTACGGAACGACATACAAAGTCGAGTTCAATCGTAAAGTATTTTCGATCGTTCTTCCATTCACCGGATTCAGTAGTTCCGTCTTCGCATTTGATTTTTCCTTGTCCGTGTTTCTTGCCGTTTACAAAAGAGCCTTCGTAAACACACTGAACACTTCCATCTAAATACGTTAATTTCCCTTTGCCGTGGGGGTCACCATCATCATTAAAGAATCCTTCGTAATGATCTCCATTTTCAAACCAACTGAAAACTGATTTAGAAGTATCTATCTTTCCATTGATAAAATAGATAGTTGAAATTTTTTCAGGGTCGTCTTGTTTGTAAGCTTTCATCAAACCATGATATTTACCGTTTTTGAAGTTGACCTCTCCGATTACACCTTCTTCATTCTGTAATTTGCCTTTTCCGTTTTGACAATCTCCTTCGATGCAAGTTCGTTTGGTTTCTTCCCCAAAAATCGGATTTAAGAAAATGAATGCTAATATAATCGTGATATTGATTGATTTCATTTTTTTTCTGCTCCCTATGAAAACAATCAATATACAACTTAACTTGACAATTCGAAAACTTAGTTTTCGTCTGCCGTATGGCCAAAAAAAGTAAGACCTCTCAGAAATCTAATAAACAAAATATTAAACAAACTGTAACAGGATATACGACCGAAGGTTCTCTATTCAAAAATATTCCGATCCAAGAGTTAAAGCAAAAACGTTCTACTACTATCCAAACGAATCCAGCAATACCCAAAGATCCCGAAGACACGATGACACCGCAACAAGTTGCAGCTCTTCTCAAGCGAAGCGTTCGACGAATCAGCTATTATCGTCGGGAAGGTCTTCTCGGAAAGTTCTGGAAGTTTTACGATGGAACGGTTCTTTATTCTCGCATTGGAGTGGAAGAATTCTTTCAAAGTCGATTTTGTGAACAAGAAGAATCGTAAACGAGCGGAAATTGCGGCACTTAGGGGTCTTCGCTGACGTTGTGCATTCGGTATTCCCCATGTTAGCATTGGTGACATGGATGAATTAAAAGCACTTCTACAAATCGATCATATCTCTCTACTTCTTGTTTCCATAATATTATTTTTTATGGTCCTTCTGGTTTATCGAAAACCGCTTGGATCCATTTTCGGACTTCTTACCAAACTCATCACAAAACGTCTCGATTCGAAAGAAACGATTTCTGTCGTTCAAATTCAAACCAATTCACTTCCAGGCGCGAGATATATCCAAGAACACGTAACGTCTATTCAGTTCATCAATTCTCTGCGTGTTCGTGACTCCGAAAAATTTTACGATTTTCTCTTCAGTCTTGTTAGCGAAGTGCGAGCACGGTTGGGAAATCCGTATCCGAACGTAAGGTTAACATTCTCTCTATTGAATGTAGATTATATATCCTCGGCGGCGGTCAGTGCACTCTCAAAAATCCTAATCGATGTAACTCAGAAGAATGGGATTTTCTTAAACATTCACTTTCCGAAAGATCGATTCAAAAATCACGCCACCAATTTTCGGATACTCGCAGGGGATGCGGAACACATTTCAATTTCTACCAAAGACCACGGAGGTGCAGAATGAAAAAGATTTCAGTCATACTTTTGCTTTTAGGTGCGTGCGCGGTTTTTCAAACACTTCCGCCAACGCTGAAAGAGGACAGTAAACAAATTCAAGAAACGAAAATCGCATTGGCCGAAAATCGTCCCGGAGCCATAGAACGAGCGATTGGCGAACTGGATCGATGCGACACTCGAAACATCGAGAACGCTCAAGAAATCACAAGACTCAATGACGAGTTGAAACTTTGCAACGTAGCAAGTGAGAAGAAAGACATTCAGTTGACCAAGGTATCGAAAGAAGCCGGAAAAGGTGAGGGAATCCGTTGGACATATTACGCGGTTCTTGGATTCGGAATTTTTCTGTTGATTGCTTTTGTGTTGGTTGTGGCCGCAATCCTCGCTTTAAGACGGAACGGTCTTCCAATTTTAAGCAGTCTGTTAGGAGGAAGAAGCTCATGAGTCAAATATTAGATTTTTTGAAATCAACTTCTTTTGAAGTTCAAAAATATTTTATGAACTTCAAATCAATCCAAAGAGAACAAAACTATTGGAATGCTTCGTTTCTTTCGAGATTGGGCACGAGTAAAATGAACACAGCAGAGGTGAATGTAAAACTTTCTGTAATGCCTCCTGTTCTCGATCCTGTCTTTGTATGTCCGGTAGATGAGCCTCACATAACTTCCCCCTTCGGGCCGAGAACACTGAACATCAACGGAAAACCGTCGAAACAGTTTCATTTGGGAATCGATTTAGGAGGTGAAAGAGAAATCAAAATTCCCGAGGACTGCATCATCAAAACGGTTCTCAAAAGAGACGAAGTATATCCGGTCCGATTCCGTTACGAAAACGGAACCTGGGTGGATTTGATTTCTACAAAGCAGATTCACCGAGATCGAGCGTGGACTCCGTATATGATCGCGGTCGGAGTTTTTACGAAAAATCAATACAAGTTTAAGCACGTAGATTCCTACGTATCGATCGGGCAGAATGTCAAAGCCGGAACTGTGATCGGAAGATCCGGTAACCTCGGTTATTCGATGGGGCCACATTTACACTTCGAAGTCTGGCCTTGGAATGAAAAGAAACAGTCTTGGCCTACACCTATGGATCCAGCCAAGTTTTTAAAATCAAAAAATCTAATATAAGGAGAGTATGAAATTTATGGAACTTTTAACACAGGCAATCTTCGGATTATTCATTCCTTTATACGTCGCGCTTGTTTTGTTTTTGAGTCAGTGGGCTTTTCGTTTTTTCAAAAACGAATTTGTCCATCGTGATAAAGCTCAGTTTGTTTTGGCTCTCGCTTTTGGGGTAGCGTTCCTCTTTGAATTGGTGAGATTCGTTTTAGGAGATTCTATCTCTGAACTCGGATACTATTCTGTAATCCTACTTCTGAATTTTTGTTTCACGACCACGTTTTACGAAGTTTTGATGAAGCAAGTTTTCGCGGCAATCAATTTCGCGCACTCCAAACCAGTTGAATCAGAAGAGCAACCGGATTAATCAAAGCAGGTAAGGACATGACGACTATCCCTGCAATTCGAGAACGCGGTTTTTTCCTCTACGCGATTTCCGGCTCCGGATCTTCTTTCAATGCAGTTGCAAAACAACTTCGATTAGAGTTTGGAACGAAAACGACCGCGAAGACAGTTCAAGAGTGGGCAGAGGAAGAAGACAAGGACGGGCTTACTTGGAAGAAGAAACGAGAACGCCTCGTAGTCAGAGCAGAAAAGCGCGTTGAGGTGATTGCAGAAGACAGGTTGGTAGAAATAAAGAAAAGAACAAAACAGATAGCTGATATTCTTTATGAAAAACTGATTAGTCGGGATGCTCCTGGACTTTCAACATTTGATAATGCGATTCATTCGTTCACAAAGATTGCGGATTATGAATTGAGCATTGATAAAAAATACGGTGGTCAGTTGCATCCGTTCGAAGTCGTCAATGTAGTTCTTAAAGTGTTTCACCGTTGCGAACCTGTTAGTAACGTAATCAGCGAGCATTGGGAAAAAACGATCGTCCTCGAAATTAAAGACGAAATTCAAGCATTAAGAAAATCGAAAGCGGTGATCTGATGTCATCTGATTTGGAGATATTCGAATCGCTTCAAGAATTTGGAACAAAACAATTTTCAAAAGTTAAGAAGAGTGATCGCAACTTGTATGGTAAAGAATTTGGAAAAGATTCTTTAACAGCATTTGCAAAGTATATTGATCCGAAATTTGAAGACCCTCTGCATATCAAATCGATCATTCATCTTCTTGAAGAGATGGAGAAAGGAAAAATTCCAAGAGGAATTATAAACATGCCTCCACGCAGAGGCAAAAGTCAAATTTGCACACGAATCTTTCCCAGCTGGTTTATAGGCAAACATCCTGATAAAAACGTAATTTTGCTTTCCTATTCTGATAAAAAAGCGGCTCGTTTTGGTCGATGGGTCCGAGACTGTGTTGAGTCCGAACGTTTTGCTCAAGTATTTCCAAATACGAAAGTTCGTCCAGACATGAGAGCGGCGGCTGAGTGGGAAACGACAGATGGTGGACTCGTTTTAAGTGCAGGATTGAAAGGTGGGTTCAACGGTGAAGGAGCAGACTTATTGATTGTTGACGACCCATATAAAAATAAAGAAGAAGCGACTTCGCCAATTGTTTCAGAGAAGATCATTGAAAATTTCATGTCCGTGGCTGAGACACGCCTTTCCCCAAATGCAATCATTTTAGTCGTTCATACACGCTGGACCCGTTCTGATTTAACTGGAGTCCTAACTGGTGAAAATGAGGGGCTGAATGAAACTGTTTGAGCCTGAGAGAAAAGGTGAATGGCATGTATTACGTCTTCCTGCGATTTTAGAAGATGGAACGTCTCTTTGGCCGGAGCGTTTTAAAATTGAAAATGTTTTGAAACTGAAAACGAGAATTGGAGATCTCCTATTTTTTTCGCTTTATCAACAGAATCCGCTCGATGTGACCGAACGGATTTTCAGTAATCCAATCGACGGTGAACCACCTCGATCACTTAAACTTTTTTCGTTTTGGGATCCCGCGTTCAAAAGCGCAGAGAAGAAAAAAGATTTTAACGCTTTTGTCGCCGCAGGTGTTGACGGTCAGATTCTCTATGTAGTAGCGGGCGAGATCTGGAGAAGTAAACTAAAAGAATCTTACAATTACGTCGAAAAACTTGCGAAACAATACGGCGTCTCAAAGTTATTTATAGAAAAAAACAAAGGAGAAGAATCGTTAGAAATCGAAATGGAACGACGTAATATTTCGAGTAAAGGAATTACAAGCGTCGGATCAAAAGATTTCAGAATACAACAATACGCTAAGATGAACTGGGATAATATACGATTCTCCAAATTCGTATCGCAAAAGTTCATAACACAAATTTTAGAATATTCTGATGTTGTGGAAAAGCATGACGATGCTCCTGATGCGTTAGCTGGACTAATCAGAGAAATCAAATTTGGCCCACAAGTGAAGGGAATAGAAAATCGTCTTGGTCTTCTTGAAATGCTTCTGAATGAAGGGAGATGGTAAATGGCTCGCAAACGTCGCAATTATTATAAGAACTTAGGAATCGATACATCCGTTCGAGTTGCAAAATTGGACGCATCCGAATCCGTTGCCAGACTCGATACCCTGATGCATCTTGCATCCGGGAAAGGTATCATAGGAAGAGATAAACTACGAGGTGTTACACCAAACCCAGAACGGATTTTTCCAGGCACTGCACGCGCGCTTTACGAATCAAACGGTTTCCTCGCCAACATAGTCGATTCCGTCGCGGAAGATGCAACCCGCGCATGGATCGAAATCGAAACAAATCGAGATAAAGACGATCTGGATTCAAATAGAAAGGGTTTGAACATTTCCAGGATCTTGATGAATGAAATGGAGGAGTTCAAGCTTCAAGAGAAAATCACAGAACACATTCAAGGTTCTCGAATGAACCACGGTGGTTCTCTGCTTTTTTGGGGAATTAAATCGGATATTCCACAAACCAATTATATGCTTCGTCAACCGATGCCGGAAACGATTCGGAATCTTGAATTCATAAACGTCATCGATGCGAGTCGCTTTTCCGTCAGGAGAAAAACGAGCGATCCACTTTCTAAGTTCTATAACGAGCCGATTTGTTCTGTATCTGGCGTAGAATTAGACTCCACCCGAGCGCACTGGCTAGTCAATAGTTGGAATTGGGATTCTCAGCGGGGAATTTCCTTAATAGAAAAAGTCTACGATGGAATCATTGCGATCGATACAGCCCTTTGGTCCACAACATCTCTGATTTTTGAGATGGCCGTCAAGGTCCTTACTACCGACAAACTGGACTCTGCTTCTCCCGCGAAGACGATGGAGTTTCTTCGATTATTAAGGCATACTCTATCCACTCAGTCCACTGCAATGCTTGGAAAAGACGAGACCCTCACTCGTTTGGGAAATTCAGGAATATCTGATTCGCAACTCGACACCCTTTTCAGCTTTATTTTTAAAGTTTTATCAGGTCTCTCAAAAATACCTATTTCGAAAATTTTAGGGCGAACACAATCCGTAATCAATATTGGGAATAGTGATCCATCGGATGACGTAAGTTACTTTGAAGACGTTTCTCGTTTTCAAGAACTCAAAGTTCGTCCCATCATAGACCAATTTATCAAATTAAGAATCCGATCGACTGAAGGACAAATTTACAAACTTCTAAACGGTGACTTTGCGTCTCTCGATTGGAAGTTTAAATTTAAGACGCTGTGTAAATCTTCTCCGGCATCCGAAGCGGACACGAATTTGAAAAACGCTCAAGCGGATCAAATCTATATAACAATCGGTTCGCTTTCGCCTGGGGAGGTTAAACAAAAGAGATTTCCTGAAATGGAAAATTTCGATTACTCTCAAGATGGCGGCCATTTAGATTTTACCGAACCGGATCTGTCAAACCCTGAAGAATTGAATAGTCCCGTTCAACAGTAATTTCGAATGTTCCAAAAATCGAATAAAAGGCCATTTTCCGCGCTTTTGGGCCCAAAGGTGTATCTTTGGGTATCTCCCTGTTTGCTGAACAATGCTGAACCTGTTTTATTTCAAAATACGGATGCGCTTTTTTCCGTCTTAAACGCATTTTCCCAACGTTCGCAAAAAAAGGGGAAAAAACTGTGTATCCTCTAAGTTTAGAACTCCAATACGCAAGACTTTGGAGAGAGGAAGTTTCTCGTTTTGCCAAACAAGTAAACTCCACAATCTTGAAAGGAGTTCAAGCTTATTCGAAAGAGGCCCGTGCTGATAGTTATTTTTTTGAACCCGTTGTTCGACTGGATGTTTCTGATCTTAGAGTTTTACTGGGCCAACTGAAAAATCAATATGGGGACTTTGCCCCTCGAAAAGAATTCGAGTCTCAGATAAAACGAAACGTTGAGCACATTGACGCGTGGTCTCGGGACAAGACAAACGAGTTCGTTAAAAAACAATATAACAGTATGAACTCCCCGCCGATGGCTGGAGTTATCGGCGGAGACCGATCCGCGTTTCGAGTTCCTGGAATTCCTATTTCTCAAAAAGAGTCTGGGGAAATTTGGGACCGGGTCAATCAGATGATAAAGGAGCAATCGAGTCTTGCCTCCAACGCTTTCCGAGAACATTTTGATCGGGTTCAAAAGATTGTTACGGATGGACTCTCGAAGGGATTAAAATACCAAAACATCGCCTCCCAAATTCAAAACGCTACCGGAATTTCAGAACGTCGAGCCGAGTTTTGGGCTAAAGACCAAACCGGTAAGTTTTTCAGTCAGCAAAATAAACTCAGACAAGCGAATGCCGGATTCCCCGGCTTCATTTGGAGAACACAAAAAGATTCTAAGGTTAGAGATTCCCACTCGCATGTCGCGGATAAATTTTATAAGTGGGGAGAGCTTCCGTTTGTGAATCGTAAAGGAGCTTTGCCTGCTCGCCTTGCTCCCGGTGATGATTATCGTTGTCGGTGTTGGGCTGAACCATCTTGGGGACCAGACAACAAAAAACAAGCTCCGAAAACCCCAGTTTCAATTCCGAAAATTATTCTTCCGCCGCGACCGACTCAAACAATTGTTCCTATATCGCAATCTTTAAGTCTGAATCTTCCCGATCCAACGATTCAAGCAAGCGTTCAAAAAACGATTTCCGATTTGGATTCATTCCTAAAATTTCCGAAGGATCGAGCAGGCATTAGTGTTAATTATTTGAGTGGCTCCATGTTGAAGAAAAATATCGCCGGTCTGTTTAATCCAAATCTAAATCGGATTGAGTTGAATGGTTCCCACGCATTCAAAGATACTTATCAGTCAACATTCGTTCATGAGTTCGGACACATGATCGATTACAGTTGGATCGGTCAACCAGGTAGGTATGAAAGCACTTCGACAGAGCTATCTGGATTCAAGTCCGCTGTTGAAAATACAGAGTTATACAAACGTCTTAAAAAGATTGGAATGACTGGTAAAATTATGTTGCACGGAAGCCAAACCGTTTTGTTAAATCAGAGTCAGAGAAAATTGATTCCTTATTTGATTTCTCAAGAAGAGCTTTTTGCTCGTGCCATCGAGCTTTGGACTGCAAAAAAAACAAACTCGAAAAATCTCATTGCACAGATTCAAAAAAAAGGTAACATGAATTTTGTGAACCACTACTGGGATGAAGCGGATTTTGAAACTGTAAACTCTGCCTTAGATAATATCTTTGGTAAAATGGGATATTTAAAATGAAGCGAGTCTCAGATATACTCAGAACTCTTACAAATGAACAGGCCGCTGAACTCTATTTCATGTTAGGAGATCCTTCCGCCCCCAGAAATGAAGTCGTCGCGGCTATCATGAAAGTCAAAAATGTTTCTGAAAACGAAGCTCAAGATATTTTTGATTTTAATCTCTCCATGTTTTCTCAAATGGAATCAGACTTAGATTCCAGAAAATGATTCTTTCTAAAAATCCTTTCTAACAAACGAACGGAAATTGCGGCCCTTATAGGGACCTGGCGACCTTGTTCCAAAGCGATAGGTGCGTTATGATCCTATCTCGTGAAACCGGAATTAGGAATTCGTTACGATTCTGCAACCATCGAGCTGGAAGGACTCATAGAAGATGAAGCCGTTCTGCGGTGTCCTCTTGTCCTCGCTCGTGCCGGTGTATTCCAATACGTTTACCCTGATGGAAGAATTGTTCGAGAAGCAAAACTACCGGAAGAGTTATTCTCTCCGGAAACTCTCGCGTCTATACCGGGGCGACCCATTACTAAAAATCATCCTCCTATTGCTGACAACGACGGACTGATCAACGATACGAACTATTCAAAATATGCAAAAGGTTCCCTCGGTGATTCCGTTGAGGTGAAGGATAACAAAGAGATTTGGGTTAAGGAAACGATTTGGGACGCAGAACTGAAAGACTCTTTGAAACGAGGTGAGAAGCGTCAAATATCACCTGGATTTCGCTCCCGTCTGGATTGGACACCGGGCGTTTTTGAAGGTCAAGAATACGATGTTGTTCAGAGAGATATTCGATTCAATCACTCTGCTCATGTTGATAAAGGTCGCGCAGGTGATTCTGTTCGCGTCTACTTAGATCATGCTGAACTTCCGGATAATATGTCAATGGCCGTCATGATGACGGATAATCAAAAAGGAGAAAACATGTCTGATAAACGAGACCTTATAAAAGATTTTCGTAATTTTCTAAAGAACTCAGGAGTTGCTCGGAATGATTCCGAACCTTCTCAAGGTCAGCCCGAGTCTACCCCTACGAAAGACGATAAGCCAACACCTTCCCAAGAAACGGATAAGACAAAAGACGATCTGATCAAATCCCTGTCCACACAAGTTGCAACCTTAACCGAAGCTCTTGCGGAAATGAAAAAACTTCTGGCTTCCGCAATGGCACCGGCAACTCAAGATTCGATTGCTCAAAACCGGATAAAGTTGATCGAGACGGTTAAGTCAATCAAACCGAACACGAAGACAGACGGTGTTTCTGCAAGAGATCTAAAAGGAATAGTCATTAACGAATCTTTTCCAACTGCAAAGTTAGATTCAATTGACGATCAGGAATTGGATATTCGTTACGAATCCGCCGTGGAACTCGCACGGGAAAAAGCTCTTATCCGTTCTGGAGCAAACAACAATCAAGAGAGAGGTGAACCGAGACAGGACACCGATGACTTGAAAAAAATTCAAGCCGACAGGTTGAGCCTGAACACAAAAGGAGATAAATAAAAATGATATTCAATGCTTTGTTAATTTTTCTAACCTTATTTTCAGCTGCAGGTTTCGGAATTTCATATTTCGATTTGGAACCTGTTGAATTCGTAAAAGCGTATTTCCCGTTTGGTGGAACCGCGTTATGCGCGCTCATTGGCGCATCCGTTCCGGACGGAGGATTGTATAACGAAAAGCCGGGAATATTCGGAACCACATCCAGAGATTCCACCGATCAGCGGAAGCGCGGCAGTGTTGTGTCTGTTGGTAAGCTACCGTTTGGTTCTGCTGTTATGCTCGTGGCCAGCGGTGAAGGAATTTCGGTAGTTAGTGCGGATGCAGTTCAGGACACCAAAGACATCGGCGTAGGAAGTTCAGGAATCAGAGTAACGACTCGTTCACCAGAAGTCTGGGCCTTGATTGCAATCGTGAATTCAGGGACAAACAACGCCTCGTTAGGTGTATCCGTTGTAGGTCAAGGAACACAAGACGATCCCTATCGAATTACAATCAATGCGGCAACGAACGGTTCGGCTGCAATTACCTCAACAGCTTCACAAATCAAGTCGGCCTTGGAAGCAGATACTACAATCAACAGTATTGTCTCCATTGAATTACTTGCTGACGGCTCTGGTATAGTGTCGGCTATCGCGATGACTGAACTTACAAAGATAGCTTCTGATTTACGATTTGATGGCGTAACTTCATTTTCCTCCTCCGCCGGAGATCTTGACAATCTTTCCTATGCAGATGGTGAACTTTGCACCTTGATCGAGAAGGGGTTTGTTTGGGTTCCTTGTGAGGAAGCAACCAACGAATTCGATCCGGTTCGAGTTCGTGTCGTGAAAGAAGGCAACTTCGTTGCCGGTTCATTTAGAAAGACTGCACTTCCTGGCAAAACCGCCCTTATCACTGGGGTTAAATTTGTATCTAAACAAGAAGCTGGAATCGCAGAACTCAATCTTGCGTCCGGTTTTTACACGATCACATTGGATAATTAAGGAGATCACAATGCCTCAAGCACAAGCAATTTTTAGAAAAGAAGACTCGGAGTATATTCAAAAGCGAATTATCACTCCTCGCACGAACGAACTTGTAGCGAGATCGATCTTTAGCGTGAATACGGACACTCCTTCCTATGCTCATAGTTACACTGTGGAGCACGTAGAAAATACCGGTTCAGCGCTGGTTAGAGAATCCGGAGTTGAATCCGATGATATGCCGTTTGTTGGAGAAAAAGCAGGTAGCCAAGGAGACAAACTTTTTGTCATCGAAGCAGGATTTCGAATCACGCAAGAGGATTTAGATCAAGCGGAAGCTCGCAGACAATCCGGACGAGGAAGCGAATATCCGATTCGTGATCGGCGTCTGGATGCGACGAGACAATTCATTGCCGAACAAGAAAATCGAATTGTTTTTCACGGTTTGACGGTCGGTGGAAAACAAGTTAAGCAAGGGCTTTTCAACTGGAAAGGTATTCTTTCTGATATGGTGGCCGCAAACGGTTCGGGTTCTGGAAACGAAAAGTATCTACTTAAGAACAAAAATCCCGACCAGATTCTTCTGGATCTGATCGACGCAAAAGCGCAGCTGGAAGGTTCCGGAAAATTCAAAGCCGCCGGGTGCTTGATTGATGACGAAGACTATATGTGGTTACTTCGTCCGATGCCACTTCAAAACAGCATGACTACACTTCAGTGGCTTCTCAGCAATAAAGAGGTGATGTTCCCAAGAGGGTTCATTCGAACCAAAGATCTGTCCGCTAAGGTTTTAAAAAAGAAAGTCGGTAGCAACTACGTCGGTGGATTTTGTTTGTTCGATGATTCGCCCGATGTTGCCGAGCTTATCATTGCCAACGACTTGGAAGTTAGAGAAACTCCTTGGGACAACTTCGACGGAAACATGAAGGTGAAAGCGATCGAGAAGATCGGTGGAATTCATGTATATAATCCTAAAGGTATTGTTATGCGTTACGGAACCAATACGGTTAATATTGTATAAGGATCTAACACAATGAGAGCAAGCATAGCAGAACTTAGGGATTACGTCCGCGATCCTATCGCTGGCGTTCCGGATGCAACACTCAGATTGTATCTTGATGAAGCGGTTGATAGCGTGATCGATAATACTGGACTTTCAGAATCACATCCGAGGTTCAATGTATTGCACCGTTCCTATACTGCTGTCTTGCTCTTCAATAATAACCTTATGGAAAACGAAGTTATGGCCGAATCGGTCGACGGAGTTTCCAGAAACTACGATACAAACATTTCTTCGGGAATGCAAGTATCGTGGTTAGACATGTATAACAAAAAACGAACCGAAATCCTCGGGTTTAAAGGAAGACTCGGATAATGCCTACGGTCATCGAAGACAATACAAACCTGGATGAACTCATCAAAGGTTTGGAATACATCGAGTCTTCAACGATAACCGTGGGGCTCGTCGGATCTGTCGATAGCGATTTGCTTGTGATTGCCGGAGCGCACGAGTTTGGAGCTGTGATCAGACCTAAAAATTCTAAATGGCTTACGATTCCACTTCATCCTGAATTGAAAGGAAAAAGTCCTCGTAGTATTCCTGGACTCAAATTCATTCCACCTCGAAAGGGCAAGTCTGCATTTTTAGCAAAGGTCGAAGGCGGAAAGCTCGAACCGTTTTTCGTTCTCACGAAAAAGGTAGTCATTCCAGAACGTTCTTGGCTTCGCGGAACTTTTGATTTGCAGTCCTTCCAAAATGCAGTTATGGAAGAATTCGAAAAGGGAATATACGATTTCTTGAATGGAGAACTGGAAGCGGAACAAGTCCTGCATCGAGTCGGGCTCAGAGCGGTATCCGAAATCAAAAATCGGATCGTAAATAACGATCCTCCGTTTGCAGCTCTCTCCGGATTGACCTCCAGTTTAAAAGGCAACTCTAAACCATTGCGGGATGAATTACGATTTTTTAATGCGATCAATTACGCAATTAACGGGAAGGTGGCCGCATGAGTCTTACAGGTGTTGCCGATTCATTGAGACCATTTATCCGACCAGTCAAATATATTAAAAAACTGGGAAAAAGCAAAAACAAAAAAGGAGAGTGGCAAACGGACTATGCCGCTCCGATTGATATGGATATGCCTGTGACAACCGTAAGTTCGAAGCAGCTCTATGTCCTTCCGGAAGGAATGTATACGATCGAGGATAGAAACTTTTATCAAATTGGAAACGCCCTCTCTATAGATTACGAAGACAAGTTCGAATTCGATGGCGTGAAGTATATCGTGAAGGATAAGAAATATCTAATGTTTGAAGCTGGCTTTATTCGCTACATTTGCAAAAAGGAGATTCGCAATTCATGAGATTTGAAGATATTAGGTCCGTGATAGATAAACTCGAAGAGTTTTTGAGAACGGATTATCCAACTCTAAAAATCGAGCTTTCGGATCAAGACGTAGAGAAACCGGATTATCCATTCGGTTCCTATAAGATTCTCGTTCTGAATCAAGATCCGACGAAGTCCGCGTCTTCATGGATAGAAGCAACTGGCCCGGAAGACTTCAAACAGATATTCCGGAAAAATCAAAAAGCATCGATCAGTCTCGCGTTTCTTCATAACTCATCGATTGCGGCTTGTTTCGATCTGTGTGAGAAGACGATGGACTGGTTTGATTCGATCGATGGAATGTCAGAGTGCGAAAAGTTCGGGATCACTCCAGAGCTTGTTTCCGGTGACGTGCAAGATCGGACCACCGTTTTAGAATCTACACAATACGAATACAAGGCGGGCTTTGACGTTCTATTCAAGTCCAGAAAGTTCAACGAAACACAAGGAAAAACAACCGCAAGCGTGCCGTCGGTTGAACTCCAGGAGGAAACATGAGCGCACAAACTATTTCGAAAATCGATCCAATCCAGATCAATATTTTCTTGCGGAACACTCCGGTCTCTCAAATGGGATTCGGATTGCCAATGATTCTTGGAATCAAGGCTCCGACCTATTTCCTTCAAATCCTGAGTGGTTCCGCCGGGCTTATCTGGAAATCGGTAACGCCAGGAATTGTATTCATTCAAGTAAAATACATCGTTTCTGGAAACAATACGGCTCTGAGTGTCGTTCGCTCTGGAACCGGAACCGAGAATGATCCATTCGTAATTACGGTCAACGTTGCAACGAATGGAACCGGAGTCGCAACCTCCACCGCGCATCAAGTCAAACTCGCAGCGGAAGCGGTTTCGAATATCGCAGGCGCGACTAAGATCGTGGACGTCATCGAGGTTGCGAACGCGGGAAGCGGTGTCGTTTCCTCGTTTTCTCAAGGCCCACTCTACTACGAAAGATACATGGAGATCACTTCGGCGGATGATCTTTTAGAACTCGGTTTTCTTTCAACAGATAAAGAATACATCCAGGTAACAAAAGTATTCCGGCAAACGCCGCGACCGAAAACGGTAGCGGTCTTTCTGCTCACCGCATGGGCGAACGCGGCCACGGAGATTGCAAATCTACGAAATACCGGAAAGGACGCTTGGTTTAAGACACTCGCGATCACTCACATCAAGAGTGAAATATATACGTTAGGTGACTATCTCGGATCGATCGAAAAAATGTTTTTCGCTTGCACGGATGACTTAACCGCGCTCGTCGGAAGAAACTCAATCTGGGAATTTGTAACGCTTCACAAAAATCCGGATTCGTTTCCGGAAGCGGCTTGGGTGGGAAATACGGCTCCTCGAAGGGTGGGATCGTATAACTACGCTTACTTGCCCTTGGACGGAGTTGAAAATTCCGGTTACACAAATTCACAAACGTCCTCGATCTTCTCCGACAACGGAAATCTGATCGTAGAATTCGGAGGAAAACAAGTTCCCTTTCCCGGAATTTCAACCGGCAAAGTTTACGCGGACGTAGTGGAAAATCGGGTTTGGCTGAAAGCTCGTTTGAGAGAGAACATCACGAGCCTCTTTCTCAATTCCGATGTTGTTCCGTATACGATCCAAGGAATTCAAATGATCGAAGCTCGGATGCGAGAGGTATTCGTTCAAGCCGGTCGTCAAGGCATAATTGCTCCTGTCGAAACAGAAGCTGATAAAAAACGTTCCGACCTGGGAGACTACCAATACAAAATCAATCTTCCGGAAACGATCGACGAAATACCGACCAACGATCGAAACAATCGAATCCTTCCGAACATTACATTCTCTTGCCGTTTGAGAGGAGCGATCAACGAAGTCGACATCGACGGCGAACTAACCTAAGGAGAATTCAAGAATGAACGGAATTTGGGATCCAAAAAAATTAAACGTGAACTGCAACGGCAGGGACGTTTCCGGCCTAAGTCAGGCTGACGGGTTCTTCAAGATCGAGCCTGTCACCAAAGAATACATCCTATCTCAGGTAGGCATCAAAGGGGATTGGAACATCTCGGAAGTTTACGACGGAAGAGTAAAACTCACAATTGTCCTTATGGGAGACTCTCCTGAAAACGAGTTCTTTTTTGCGATGGGTGAAGGACGTCTTCCTTGTGTGTTCACGATGAAAGATAAAAGCGATGGTGGAATGCTCGGTTTCTCAGCGCAAGGACGAGTATGGGAAAGACCAAACATCGAACGAGGAAAAGACTACAAAGACAGGACGTGGGTCTTCCTTCTTCCGGATTACAAAGGAGTTTTAACTGCATGAACAACGAAAATATCATAGTAAAAGGCAACCGAGACCAAGGCTCCGGAAAACCAGAAAACCAGAAAACCGAAACGAAATCGGATACGATTCCGACTGAACCAATCCTTGTAGACATTGATGACGACGCAAGAGTTGCCACAATTCAATTTGTGGACGGACGTGGTTACAAACTCCAACATCCAGGTAATCGAAAAGCTCTGCGTTGGAGACAGGAAGCGATTTCTCTAACAGAAGGACTGAACCAAGATAAACTTTTGGACAAGTTCTTCAAGTTCAGCGTAAAGCCGTTCGGTCACTCTTTCGAACCTACGTTAGACAACATAGAACCGAACCACGTGGAGGTATGGCTAAGAATAGCCAACCGATTTCTTAAGTGGGAGTTGGAATAACCGGTTCCCAAATTTTGAAGAAGTCCCTTCAATCGAAGAGTGGTTGAAGTGGATTGACTCCGAAGTCGATCGAGAAATGCAAATCTGGAAGCCGTTCGTTTTGGGTGCGGCGATGTTTAGTCAAAAGGAAATCGAAGACGCGCCGACTGTTCTTTACGCGAAGATCATGGAGGTTGTGGATCGAAGAAAGAAAAGAGAAGCGGAAGAGAAGGCAGAGGAATTGAAGTTTTTGGCGAAGCTGATCAGAGGAGCCTGATTTTAATCGTATTCAAAAATTCGAATACATAAAGGAAAAGTAAGAATAAATGGCAGTCAGAGAACTCAACATAGCTCTTAAAACAAACCAAGGTGATGCTACGGACGCGTTGAAAGAGTATAAGGAAGAATTGAATTCTGTGAAAAAACAATTCTCTGATCTTGGTGGTTCTCTTGATTTGTTCACAGATTCTCAGGCTGCCGCTTTTAAAGAGTTTGGTGAATCCATTGGAGACAGCCTTGCCGGGAAAGCTGATCCCGCAATCTCCGAACTCGCAAAGAAGTTCAAAACTACAGAATCAAACATAGAGCGTTTGATTTCAAAATCTCGTGAAGATTTAAAACTGGATTCGGAACTGATCGCAACCGCAAAGGCCGCAGGACTCACAGACAAAGAACTCGAAAAGCTCAATCAGGAAATGTCTGATACGGCGAATAGTGCGGGTTCCCTCTCCGGAATGCTCAAGCAAGTTGCGGCGATCGGTATCGCTTTTGCCGTTGGATCTTTTGCAACGGCGTCCATTGAAGCGGCCACTGCATTAGAAAAACAGAATGGAATCTTGCAAACTCTTTCCGGTTCCCAGTATCCAAAACTACAATCCGCGATCACACAAACAATTCAAGATTCGAAAGGACTCGCTTCTGAAGGGAGCCTTTCCCAGGTTGCGAATGACGCAATGAAAGCCGGAATGTCGGTTAATTTCATTTCTAAAAATCTCTCAGGACTTCAGCAAGTCGCGGAAGTAACTGGTTCCGATTTGTCCGCCTCCATGACCGAAGCGTATCAAGCAATTCAAACCGGGTCCGACGATTTTTTAAAAAAGAACGGTGCACTCTTCTCTTCCTATACAAAAGAATTCAATCAAATCAACAACTCTGCAATGACGGAAGTCTCGAAACGTCTTGCACGAGAAAAACTGATTTCCACCGCACTCAAAGAAAATTCAGCCCTACAAGATGCGTATGGTTCCCATTTAAAATCAGCCTCGGCAATCTCTCAAGCCTACAACCAACGGATGGGAGATTTGAAAGAGTTATTTGGAAAAGTGCTTCTCGAAGGTATGAAGCCGTTTCTTGCTACGTTCGTTAGTATATTAGAATATTTTACTGTTGGAGAGGACGCACTCAATCGAGTCAAAGGAGCATTAATAATCTTTGGTTCGGTGTTTACTGGCGTTTTGGTAGCCATTGCCGCGAAAATGGTTGTGGCTGCCTCGGCAACCGCTGGAGGAATGATTCCGGCCCTGTACGGAATGGCTGTGGCTGGTTGGTCGGCAATTGCTCCATGGATTCCTTTCATTGCGTTAGGTGCGGCTGTTGCCGCAACAATCGCCGCTATCGTTTTGATCGTTGACGACCTCCTTGTTTGGATGGACGGAGGCGAATCAATTATCGGGGATTTCCTCGGTCCATTCAAAGATTTTGATATTAAAAAACTATTTGGACAAGCCTTTGACTATCTGATCAATCTCGCAAAAAAATACGGAAAGTTTCTCATTATGGCTCTCTTTCCAATTAGCACTTTGTATTTTTACTTTGATGAAATCGTTGAATGGTTTAAATCACTTCCTGAGATTATAGAAAATCTATTTAAAGACATCGGCCCAAAGATTAAAGAAGCATTTTCCGGGATCTTTCCTTCTGGTGTCTTCAATTTTGGAACACCTGGGAAGGCGGATAACGTTACAAAAGTTCACGATGCAATCATCACAAAAACCGGCAAGGTCATCCACACAGATCCGGACGACAACCTCGTTGCCGTAAAGGACTTAGGATCACTCGGAAGATCCAAATCTTCCAGAGGAATCTCGGTTAATATCGCAAACGTTACATTAGGTGCGGGATCTCCTCAGGAAAACGCGACGATCTTTGCAAAGTATTTGGAAAAAGAATTAGAAAAAATAGCGATCAAGCTCGGCCTTTCTGCTGGGCTTTCTCCGGAGGCAATGTAATGGAAATCATCACGGGAAGAGATACAATTGCTCTAACGGACGGAGATACTGAAATCGAGATCAATGTATCTTTAGAAATTCAACATTCCTATCCTGCCGAAGTGACCGGACACCCGATTGAAAAAGAGAAAGGAAAAACATCGGTAACGGATCATGTAATTCCCGGCCAACGGGGAATTACGCTAAGTGCGATCCTTTCAAATTCTATCGCCATATTCTCTTTCCGTAAAGTGACTGTAGACGAAAAATTAGAAACGATAGTTCGTTGGCAAACAGATGGAACTTTTATTACGATGCTCGGTTATACAACCGGCGGGATTCTCACTAAAATCCTATCGATGCTTCCGTCTTTCTTTCGTTTTGTTCCGCCCGATGATCCTGACAAACGATACTTAGGTAGAACTATGGATGAAATTCCAAATCTTTTAATCGGAGACATTAGTTTTTCTGAATCTAAAGATATTGGAAATGACATTAGTATAACCTTATCTATTTATCCGGTTCAAATTGTAGAGGCTAAAACCAGAAATCTGAATGCAGTTAAGTCTATGGGCAAACAACCAATCAAAGAACATACCAGAGAGGGCAATCCAAATCCGGTTAAATCAAAGAGTTTTTTTAAAGCAGGAATTCCAGGTAAATAGAAAATGCTTTCACTTAAATACTTACCTTTTTCCTCTGAAACGTTTCCGGTTCGTTATGAATACGAAATCGATGGAAAGGATTTCGAGTTTGAATTCAACTACAATTCAGTTGGTGATTTTATTACGGTATTAGTTCGAGACTCGGAAGGTAAAATTCTATTTTCGACGAAACTTGTTTACGGAGTCCCTTTGAACCACTTCGTAGTCGATGGATTCCCGAACGATGTCAAACTCATTCCTTTGAATCTGGATGATCTATATAGAGACGAATTTGTCGAAATCTCTGTCAACAGAGACACGCTCGGATCTACGGTTCAAATTTATATCATTGAGAAAACGACATGATCGGAAATCCGAAGCTATACGGTCGTGTTGTTTCTTTGGAAATTCTTCCAAAGACAGGACTTGGAAAGGAGTTTGCCTATCCTCCGTTTGACCTCGAATTTGAGTCAGATTTAGAGAAGTTGAATATAACAAAAGTTTTAATCTATAATGCCAATGATGATACGATCGAAATGGTAGGAGCTAAAACTAAGGGACAAGGATTTCTATATCCTACTGCAATGTTAAGCGCAGGATACAAAGACGAAAACGGCCTGGTTGTAAGTGGTGAAGTGATTCTTCCCAAAATGAGACAGGAGGGTCCAAATAAAATTTTAGAATTCACTATCTCGGCAAACGCCGGTTCCTGGAATAGTTTTTATATCATGAAAACGTATAGTAAACTTCCTGCACAAACCGTAATCCTCGATATTTTGACTCAAGGTAATATCAAACCTGGATCTATAACATTAGGAGAAGATAAAGTCATCAATTTTAGCGCAACAAAGTCTTTAGGAGAATGTATAAAAAGTTTTTGTGAACTGACACACTCTCAATACTGGATGCAAGACGGACTGTTGCACATTTCACCGCTCGATCCTCCGAGTAAACCAAGCACGATTTTTTTAGACAATTCCTCTGGGCTGATCGGAGTTCCTGAGAAAAATCAAAAAACTTGGAAGATTACGAGCTTATTCCGTCACAAGTTCAAATTGAATCAGGTGATTGCCGTGAAAGGCGGAAGTTTAGATGGAGAATGCAGGATCGTAAAAGGAAAACATCGTTTCTCTACGTTCCAAACTACGAACTATACCGAGCTTGAGGTCCTTCCGTTATGATAACTTTGGACGATGTAATTCTCAAAGCGATCAAAAAGCAACTCGCAAGCATTCAGGTCGGTCTTCCTGGCACAATCGAATCGTTTAATCCGTCATCAATGACGGCTAACGTAAAAATTCTTTTCAAACAAAAAGACGGTCAAGGACAGGAAATTGATTTTCCGGTTCTTTCAAATATTCGAGTTGGAACGCTTTGTGCGGGCGATTTCTTTATAAAGCCGGACTACAAACGTGGGGATAAAGTTTGGGTCTCTTTCTCAACTCACGATACTTCCGACGCGGTTCGCGGATTAAGCGCTCCTGTTTCCGAATCTCTCTTTGATCTACAAAGTGCCTGTGTTGTATGTGGGTTTAAAGGCGAACTCGACGCACCGGCCACGACCGCAAATTTACCGGGTCTTCTCATCGGCCACAAACAAGGTAAATCTTTGATTCAACTCGAAGGCGATACGATAAAAATCCGAGGCGGCCTAATCGATCTTTCTGAATCGTCCGTATTAGGGGAAACTCTATCAGAACTTCTTAAAATGATTTTGGATGTGTTCATAAACAACGCGGCTTTGTTTACAACGAATACAGTTCCCGGCTCACCGGCGGGCCTTGCGGCGTCTGTCGTGACTCAACTCAATTTGAGAAAGGCGGAAGTAGATCAGATTCTTTCAAGAAAGGTAATGATCGGATGAAAGGTTTGAAAATTGAAAATCGGGACATCGTTCGAGTCGACGGAAAGCCGGTCGTAATCGAAGGTTTAGAATATTACTCTCAAAGAATCAAACATTCTATTCGACTTTGCCTCGGAGAATCATTTTATGAATCATTGAAAGGTGTCGATTGGAATACAATTTTCTCAAGCAAAATTTCGAAAGATAGAGTTCTCTTCGAAATACAAAAAGTTTTGCAACGAGATCCGGAAACTGTTTCGGTAGAAAATATCGAAATAGTGGAAGAGCTTAGTAGTAACAGAAAATTGAATATTCGTTTTTCTGCAATCACTGTTTACGGCTTAGTCTCGGGGGAAATATAATGTTTGGAGTCACAGAACAAGGATTCATTCGTAAATCCAGAGAAGAAATCATTTCCGACTTAGAGACAAAGTATAAAACTCAGTTTGGATCGGACATTGACCTTTCGATTTTGAGCGAAGACGGTGTTAGACTGAGAATTTTAGCAGATGAGTTAGACGAAATCTATCAACTCACTGAGGATGTATTCTATTCAAACTTTGCTCACACAGCGAAAGGAGTTTCTCTTGATAGAGTTCTCAATCCTCTTGGTTCAGAACGGCAACCTGCAAAGAGGGCAATCGTTGGTTTACGTTTTTCTGGAGTAAACGGCTCTTTTGTGAATATCGGAACGATCTGTCAAACTGGAAATGGTTTGCAATTTATTACGATCGAATCCGGAACCGTCTCCGGAGGAACGGTGTTACTCAACGCACAGGCTCTGAATCTTAACTACGGAATTTTGGGTAACGTTGCGGCGAATTCCATCACTACGATCAATACGGCGATAACCGGAATTGATACCGTTACGAATCCGGAACCTGGGCGAGAAGGAAGAGTGATCGAAACAGATTCAGAATATCTAAACCGATTCCTTGAAGAAGGAATCAATGGAGGAAGTTCCGCCGCAAATGTCCAAGGGGCACTGAATAATATTGAATCGGTTCTTTCTGCACGAGTTTATGAGAACGTTACTGATTTCGTAGACGTTGAAGGTCGAAATCCTCACTCAATGGAAGCCGTGGTTGAGGGAGGAACTCCTACGGAAATCGGAGATTGTTTCTTAAAGAATTGGCCGGGTGGAATTGAATCGATAGGAACGTATACGACAACTCTGATAGATAACAAAGGAGTTTCTCGAACTTACTACTTCAATCGTCCGACGGACATTTCAATTTTTGTAAAGATAGACATTGTTCGCGATCTTTCACTTTGGGAAACCGGTTCCGAATCCATCGTAAAAACGAATTGTATCAAAGTGATTGGTGGTGTCGATACAATAGGACCGATTTCAAACTCATATAAAGGAGACGGAACTGACGAAGATGTTTTCGCGTGGAAGTTGATCGCTTCTCAGAGCGGTCTTTCGGAATACGATTCGGTCAAGGTGCTTGGAATCAAATCTATGACGGTCAAGGTTGGCCTTTCGGCACCTGCAACGTTAGACGAACTTATTATTAGCAGCCGACAAAGAGCAAAACTCGTTACAGCAAACATACAGGTCAATTTCCTATGAAGACGATCGAAGATATACTTCAAAAATATCCGACATCGCTCTTTACCCGTGATTCAGATTCCGAAATTGGAAGGAAGTGGCAAGCGGACCTTGAATTGTTAAACGAAGTACGTTCTGTATTAGAATCGATTAAAGGCACAACAGATTATAGAATTCAAAGTGGAACGATTCTCGACCTGATCGGTAAAAATCTCAAGCAACCTCGTAACGGCCTGGATGATTTCCGATTCCGAATTTTTCTTTCGATCGCCAGACAAAAGCAAAAATCGAAAGGCGACATCTTTTCAATGAACGAAATCGGTTCTCAGATTCTTGCGGGAACCGGAACATTATACGAAATTCAAGAGCTTTGCTATTCAGGCATTCCGATGTTCTTGGACGGCTCTCTAACTTTGAATGGAGAGTATCCTCTTTCTGGAAGTTCAAAAAGACCTGCTACGATTCGAGTTATATTCTCCGGTTCGATTGACTCTGTCGTAGTAAGTCCTGAATTTAACAAAGCGATCGCTCAAATTCGCGCCGGTGGCGTTCGTTCGATTATAAACTACCGTTTCGAAACTTCTACTTTGTCAGGAAGGCTTTACGGATTTGCTCTACGATCATCTATCTTAGACGGAACGTGGCCGCTCAACGGTTTTACGATTCTCTCCGGAAGCAATGTCGGAATTCAACCGTATGAAATCGCTTTTGGAACAGGTGGACTTCAATCCGGAATTCCACGGCTTCCTCAAGACACTGATACAGGTCTTCAAAACGAAGTTTTCAGAAAGCTTGTTGAAATTCAAAACAATCCAGAAGGAACGAGAAGCTTTAAAGCAACGATCAAGCAGTCGGAACTCATTGGACAAAGTATCAATGAAATCGGTCTCTTTGATGAGGATGGTGGTTTGCTCTTTGTCAAGACCTTTCCTTCAAAACCAAAAGACAATTTAATAGTTTATGATTTTATAATAAATGAGGAGTTCCTATGATCCAAATTTTAGTTAGAGAAACTACGATTGAAATCGCAGGCAAGGAAAAAGCACGGATCGAAACGCTTCCCGTGGCCGTCTTTTCAGATTTTTCGAATCTTCTACAATATTGTGAGAAGAAAGGTTTTCGAAAAACCGGGTCCGGACTTGAATCTGAGTTTTTTAGAGACATTGATTTGCGGGAAATTGCAGAACAAGTCAGATCTTATTTTAAGATCGAACAACCTTTTAGATTGCATGAACGTTTTGTAATATTTGAGCAGGAGTTAAAGTAAGAAAATGGCAGTATTTAATCCGACAAAAACACGCACTTGGTCTAAAAATACACCTGCGGACGGGGATTTGATTGACGACGAAATCGATCGATTATACGATAATGATCAGTATTCAAAAGATCGTATCGACGCAACTGATGCGAATATTTTGAATCTACTCATTCCTTTGGGAAGCATTATAGAAGACAATCTGAATATTGCACCTACTTCTATATTTAAAGAAGCGAATGCACAGTCTATTTCAAGAACTACTTTTTCAACTCTTTGGGATTTGGTTCATAAAACAGTAGCCGGAATTGTTCCAGCAACGGATCGAATCACTGTAAATGCCCACGGCTTCATCGAAGGGCAACTGGTGAAGTTTGCATTTACCGGCGGCGGAATCACTGGGCTTACTAATTATTATGTAAGAAATCCAACGACAAATGACTTTCAGATTTCTTTAACCGCAACCGGTTCCATTCTCGATCTCACTTCTTCTCAAACAGGGAATATTATTACAAATGTGGAATACGGATTTGGAGACGGGTCGACTACGTTTAACATTCCGGACCGTCGTGGGGTTTTTCCGCGTGGTGCCGGGGTGCACGGGACAAGAGCTAAAGCAGCGGGTGGGAATTATGATGGTGGTGCAATTGGATACGCGGGACAAGACCAGTTATTTAAACACGTGCATGAGCTTTGGTTGAATAGCAATAATAATACGGTTGGTGGCACGACTGCCTATTCGAGCGGTGCCGGACCGAACACACCATCGTCTGCAAGCGCAAACGGTGCATCACCTGGTTACTCTATTCGTTCAGTAATCGCAGACGGTTCGGGTGGGACCCCCAAAGTTGGTGATGAAAATACTCCTGCTTATGTAGCAGTAAAATACAAAGTGAGGGTAGCGTAATGAGCAATTATGTAATCGATAAATATTCTAAAAAAGTTATATGGATCAATCCAGATCCGAACCAGTTATCGGGAAAATCTGCTTGGTCAGATTTCAATTCAGAAACACACGAAATCGTTCACGCAATCCACTACAATCCGCAGTTAGGAGATCTGTTCAAAGCAGACGTTTTGGACGGAATTGCAAAGGACTTTAAACCGAAAAAGATCTACGACACAAAAACGATGGCCGAGCGAGTTCTACAGAATTGGGAAGATGAAATCGATTCCGCAACGGAAACCGAGGATGAACCATTGAAAGATTTAAATGGGAATTTTTTGACTTATCAAAACTACACTGAGTCTGGTTGGGTCGCCGACGATGAATTGATACGAGAGGCACTTCTTACAACAAACAGACATATTTTTAATTCGCAAGTCGAATCTTACCACGGAAGCGTTCCCTATCGAAACACAACTTGGGATTCGGGAAGAAAATATCTGGAGAATATTCAAAAAACTTTATCCATTTATTCTAAACGAAAAATTCAAATACCGAAGTGGAGAGACGCGAATAATATGTTTCATTCTCTCAATTCGGAGGAGTTATTGGAACTATCGGATCTCATAGAATTGGATCTTTTCAATGCGGGCCAGACCCTATACTCTAAAAAATGGGCTACGGAAGAGAAGATCACTTCGATTCCGCAAGGGGGGACATTGGATTTGACGAAGATCTGGGATTAAGTAAAATCGT